GCGGGCGGCTGCCACTGCGGCGGCACGGGTCTGCGCGGTCTGGTCGAGCTGCGCACGGATCTGGTTGATCTCGTTGGTGAGCTCTGCCATGCGGGCGGCGTCCTCATCGGACGGGTCGGTGTCATCGCCGTACTTGTCGACGAGTGCCTGAAGCTCTTTCAGCAGATCTTCAAGGTTCATGTTTGTTCCCTTTCTAATTGGTGGCGATTGCCATTACTGCACGCGCACGGATGAGCGCGTTCCTTCGGCGCGCGTGCTCCCCGCGCGACTTCTCAATCACTCCGTTGAGAAGGTTTCTTGCACTTATTTCGGTGTTTGGGTCAGCCGGTAGGCTCACCGCCGACACGTCATAAATCTTCTTGACCCTCGTGATGGTCGTGGTGTGCGTATCCCTGTCGTACTCGGACGCGCCGATAGTGAACGCCCACGACATACGGGTCACGAGGCCGTTGTTGATTTCCTCAAATCTGCTGCGGGCGGCAACTGACTTTGATAGGTCAGCCGCGATAAACAGTCCATGCTCATCTGGTTCGACAACCAGAGTGCCGTTTGACAGGCGCGCCAAGACATCGCCGCAGTGGTCGAATTGCATGATGATGTCGCTCATGTCGGTATCTGCGAAGGCATCGGGGCTGATGACCTCTCGATACTCGGTGCCGTCAAATGGGTCTTCCCACAAGACATACGGATCGTTGAAGGTCGAAGCGTATCCCTCTACATAGCAGTCGGAATCGATGCGCTTCTCACGGCCTTGGCCTCCATCAACGCTACGCAGCACCATTGCCATTGAACGATACTGACGTTCATTCGGTTTCGCCGGCATCGGCATCGCCGTCCTTTCCGTCAATTTTTGCGATATTCGCGTTCGTCTCTGCGGCCTTCGCCGCCTGTTCCGATGTGTGCTCGCTGATCAGGTCAAGGTCGATGTACTCGCCGCGAATGACATGGCGGTCGCCGCCCTCGTAGTGCGGTAGCTGGAACACGTCCGCGACCTGATTGCCCGTCATGACTCCACGGTCGTACAGCGATGTGCTTACGTTGAGCTTCGTCTGGTTGCTCGCAAACTCAAGTCGGTTCGCGCTGAACATGATCGAGTTTCCGTGCGCAATCTCGTTCGGCGTAAATGTCATGCAGGTGAGCACGTAGCCCAGCTGCACGGCGAAGACCTCTGTTCGCCCCTCATAGAAGGCGTTGTATGTGTCCTCGTCGGCCTTGTTCATGACGATATCTTCGTTGCTGCCGAAGAATCGGTACGCAGCCTTCTCGATTCGCTCCATCTGTGCCGCGTCGACCGTGTAGTTCTGCGGCGTGATCTGCTTCACGTCGTTGTACTTGTTGTCATACACGGCGATGCCGCCGGCGTTTGCGGTACCGAGCTGCTTGTTGAACTCCTTGCGAGCCTTTTCGAGGTCTTCGGGGTTGCGGTTCTGGCTCATCTTTCCGATAAATCGAATGGCAGCGCCCTGCTCGATTGCGGTCTTCTCCGCCTCAGTCTGCGCGTGCATCAGCTCCAGCGTGGGGCGGAGCACATCGGTGCCATCGCCGAAAAGATCGCTCTTGAACTGATGCCTTGTCAGCACGCCGACGCGCGACCACTCGATAAGCGTCTGCTCGCCGCCGTTGAACGACAGCTTGAGCCAGAGTTGGCCGCCCACATCGTATGCCTCGCACTGCCCCGGAAGAACCGGGTAGTAGCCTACGATGGTAACCATGTCGGCACCGGTGATCGGCACGATGAGGCACGTGTCGCACACATCGAGCATCGTCGAGACGCGGTGCAGGAACTGCGGCGTCGTCATCCACGGGTTAGGTTTCCATTCCAGTGACCGTGTGGCGGCACCCTGCGCGGTGCCGGTGACCTCGGGCTTCAGCTTGCTTGCATGGTCTGCGTTGCGCTCGATGATGCTTCTCGTCAGCTCGGCTTCGTAGATGCCGCCGCTCCACGTACTGAAACGCGGCGCGTACGCCGTGAATGTCTGGAAATACCCGTCGACCGCCTTCATGATCGGCTTGTGGAAGGCGGCATCGAACATGGAGCGGAACACCGACGTTATTTTCGCCACGGCTAACCCCCAATCATGCTTTTGAAATCGTCCATCATGTCCTTGAGCACGACGAATGCATCGCACTCCGCTGCCCACGCATCGATTCGGTTGTGCGGGTCTTGGTTCTTCTTATCCGGCGCGATGTTGCCGTTCGCGTCGCTTCGCACCGCAACGTTCGAGCGGCACCATTCGGCGATCGGGTTTGAGTTGTCGACGATGCGGTTCTCCTTGTAGAGCGCTCGCAGCTCCTTCATGGGCATCGAAAGCGTCTGCGCACCCTGGATGACCTTCCGGAAGTTCTCCGCGCCGAAATAGCCCTCATAGGCTTCCACCGTAGGAACGTCTCGCATGTGCCACGGGTCGTAGCCGCACGCGACGGCGTAAATACCGCACCTCTCGCGTATCTCGTCGACCCAATCGAGCACCTCGCGCTTATCGATAATCGGCGTCGCGGATGTTCGCAGTAGGCCGCGCGCTATCCAAGCGTCGTACGGCACGCCGTCACGACCGCCGCGCCTTCCCTCGGCTTCGGCCTGCTCCAGCGCGCGGAGCGGAATCCAAGCCATGTGTAACGCGTAGATACGCTCATCGCCCGGCCTCATCATCAGCAGGCACGCCGCCGTGAGGTCGGTCGTGTCCGATGCGTCGACACCGAGTACCGCGTAGGAGAACGACCCGTCTGCCGGGTCGAACGTCTCGTCATTGTGAATCTCAGCCCACGTGAGCCATGCTTGGCTCTGGTTCTCGATAAGGTTGAAGTCTTTAACCAAGAGCGTCGGCAGGAATGTCGGATCGTCCTTGGCCTTACTCACGTTCTGGCGAAGGCTGTTTAGGCTCTTGATCGTCCCGAGACCGGGGTTGGCCTTAATCCATGCGGATTCGTCCTGCCATTCCTCGCGCTCGTCAAGCTCGTAGATGAACGCGATGAAGCGCTCGGCCTTCTCGCCTGTTGCCTGACCGTCCAGCCACTTCACGGCGTATTCGTACTGCGCATCGAAGATGCCGTTGCGCACGAAGCCGTTCGTGGTGATCTCCAGCACCAGCGGTTGCCGGCGCGCGGAGGTGCCCTGAATCGTGAGGTCGTAGAGGTCGCGGTTCTTCATTGCCGCAAGCTCGTCCACAATGGCACCGGAGATATCGAGACCGTCTAGGTGGTTGGTGTTGGCGCTCAGCGCCTTGATCGACCCCATGTTGAGGTCGCAGTAGAGATCGCTCACGCGCTTTCGCACGTGCCTGCCAAGAGCCGGTGATGTCATCACCATGCGCCAGGCATTGTTGAAGCCCTTGGCCGCCTGGTCGTGTGCAGTCGCGACGTTGTAGACTTCCGGCGCGCCCTCATCGTCATTGATGAGCAAGTCCAGCTCGACGGCAGATGCCAGTGCGGTCTTGCCGTTCTTTCGACCCATGATCCAGAGCACTTCGCGGTACTGGCGCTTACCCTCGACATCGACGAAGCCGAAGATGACCGACAGGATTGCCCGCTGGAACAGCTCCAGCTTGAAAGCATGACCGAGCTTGCCGGAAGGCAGCCGGCAGAAACGCTCGATGAAGTTGACGTGCTTCGCCGCGTATTCCTCGCGGAAATGGTAAGGGTACAGAGGGTCTGAGTTGTCCATATCGCGCAGGACATGCGCAGCCACCTGCTGAATCTTCTCGCAGGCGGTAATGGTTCCGTCGAGAACGCCGCCGAAATACTCTCGGATGGCCTTCTCACACGATCCAGCTGCCTTCTTCCTAGCCACCGAACCTCGTCTCGTTCAGATATTCCGCGAGCGCGTCTGCGGCGGTGCTGCCGGTCGGCATCATGTCGGTGATCTGCTTGATGCCGCGCGAGAACGTTGTGAACAGCTTATTGTAGGCGGAGAAGCCAGGATGCTCACGAACGCCTGATTGGCCGCCGCCGTTGTCGTACTCGGTGAAGATGCTCTCCCCCATCAGCTCGTTGCGAGCCTGGTCGAGCTTGACCTTCAGAAACGCGATATTCGACATCAGCGGCATGATGGCGTTGCGCCTATCGTCGGGAATCACGTCTTTGGTGAGACGTTGGAGCTTCTTGAGCTCGCTTTGGTAGCGCGCCTGTATCGTCTGCCCGCTCCGCTTCGGGGGACTTTTCGCAACTTTCGGCGAAATCTCGGTACTTTCGCACACTTTTCTCTTTGCCACAAGACCACCCCCGTTCTGGGAACTTCTGCGCGCATAAATTTATCTCCCGGCGTTGGTGCCCTAGGCCACTAGCCTAGGTTTTCGAATGAGGGGATTGCTTGGCGCTCTGACCTGCTGTTTTGTTGTCCTTGTTTTGTGAGCAGTTGATTGTGCTCAGTCTGTGTGTTCGCTGTCCAGTGAAATCAAGTTGCCGTCCTCGTCAAAGACCAGCCCTTGCCTTGTGCTGCCCTGCCTTACCCATCCGTGCACCTTCTTGTGGCACAGGTCGCAAAGGCTGACAAGGTTCTTCGGGTCGGTGCTGATGTTCGGATCGTTGATGTTCGACGGAGTCAGCTCGACGATGTGATGCACCATGACCGCCGGTGTTGCGATGCCCTGTGCTAGGCAGTGCTGGCACAGGTAGGCGTCGCGCTGTAGAGCCTGCTCGCGGGCGTGCTCCCAGTCTGTCGAATGGTAGAAGCGATACGAGAAGCCCTTAGCCATTACCGCGCCTTCCCAACAAAAAAGGGACGCGAGCCGGAGCCCGTGTCCCTTTTGCTTACCTAATCCACCGTACCGAACTTTAGCACAAGGCGGGAACTGAAGGGAAGTACCGATTTCAATTTTCTTTCAGCCATGCCATGCCAACTGCGTCGATGTACCTGAACGCGGCGTTGCACAGCTCTCGGCACCACTTCGGTGAGCACTGCATGACGGCTGCCACCTCAGTCCACGGCATGGCCTGACAGTAACCCATGCAGATCGCGTCGGCATATCGGTTGCCCTTCTGCTTTGCGAGACCACCACGGTTGTTACTGCCATAGAGCACCGCGCACGCTTCATCTATGGCGGCTGAGCTGTCGGCGATGCGCCGCTCGAACCTGCCCTCCAGGTCGATTCGGCCATTGATTGCATCCATCGGGTCGGTGTATCCGCCGCCACCGCCGCCGCTGTAGCTCTGGGCTTTCGCTCCTTCCTTTGCCCTGAGCCTTGCCAGCATTTCCCTCGTGCCCTCGATGGCCTTCACTTCCTCGCGGATGGCTTCGAAATACTCCTTGGCATCCACGAGCTTCGCCTACTCGATACCGGTGGAGCCGAAGCCATCGGTTCCGCGCTCGGTGTCCGTCAACTCGTCGACCTCGACGAGTTCGCACGGCACGAACGGCACGATGACCATCTGGCAGACGCGCGAGCCCTTCGGCAGGTTGACGATATCGCAGCTGAAGTTGACGAGCGGCGCGCTGACCTCGCCGCGATAGCAGCTGTCGATAACGCCCACGCCGTGGCTGAGCGTCACGCCGTGCTTGCTCGCCAGACCAGAGCGCGGGAAGAGCAGGCCGACACAGCCGCTTGGAATCTCAAACGCGCAGCCAAGGCCGACGATGGCGCGGGCGTTTGGCTCAAGGCGGCAGTCCTCGGTAAGGCACATGTCGAAGCCGGCGTCACCCTCGTGCGCATAGCGCAGCAACTCCGATCCATCCATCACCTTCACGTTCATTTTTCGTCCGTACATCTTTCCTCCTAAAACGGAATGTCTTCGTCGTAAAGCTCAGGTGCATTGACCTGCGGCTGAGGTGCCTGCTGCGGCTGCTGCGATTGCGGTTGACGGTAGCTGGTCATGCCGATGATGTTGTCGACGATGACCTCCAGCTTGCGGTGGCGCTTACCGTCCGCTTCCCAAACAGCCATGCGCAGGTGCCCGGTGATGGCGATACGTGCGCCCTTGTGCAGGTAGCCGTTCGCTTGCAGGGCTTCCCCGCGCTTACCGAACAACGTGCAGTCGACCCAGCTCGTCTCGTCCTCGAAGCTGCCGTCTTGTGTTCTGCGGCGGCGGTTGACGGCGAGCGAGAAGGACGTGATGGGCGTGCCGCCCTTGGTGTAGCGCACCTCGGCATCGTTACCGAGGTTGCCGCTCAGCGTGCAGGTGTTCAGGCTCTCGGCGCTCATGCGGCACCACCGCTCACGATAGCGAGTGCGATGAGCGCGAAGAGCATCGCCACAGTCGCGATTGCCGGAAAGAGCAGCGAGAACGCACCGCCGGTGAACAGCATCACGGTCGCTTCGATGATGCAGAACGACACGAAGAGAATCACGACGAGCAGCACGCACATCAGGACGGTGAAGATCAGCGACAAGACCCTCTTCACCTTGTGCGGTCGGTTCTTAAGCATCGTCACCATCGCCAATCAAAATTGAGAGAAGCCTTGCGCGTTGCATAGTTCCGAGACCCTTCACCTTGCGTCCCTGAGCGATGCGGAGTTCGTTCATGAGCTGGCGCGATCTGACTTCGCCATACCCAGGCAGTGAAGTGAGCAGCGAGTAGACGCGCATGCCGTAGGCGGCCTGATATCCGCTGTCAGCCAGCTTGAAGAACTGCTCAACGGTCATCGAGCCGTCTTTCAGCTTCTGCTTGTACTCGGCACGCTCAAGCCTGATCTGCATCCCCTTATCGAGGGCTGCGCGCCTTTGCTTGGTAGTCAATTTAGGTACCATTTTTGGTTGCTCCTGATTCTTACTTGAAATACGGTGGCTAACCTTTGCCAAACCGCTGGTTTTGCGGTCTGACCTTCCATTTTGCCGACGCCAGCAAAATGGGAGCGGCTAAGCCATTTACACATCGTTTACAGTCCCTGCGCGAAGCTCGTCGGTGAACTTGTCGAACGCCTCGGCGGCTCTCTGGTCGCGTCCTGGCATCGCGTGGGCGTAGAGCTTGAGCGTCGTGGCCTCGTTCGCATGGCCGAAGCGCTCAGCGATGTCCTTGAGGTTCGCCCCGTTGGCAAGCAGCCATGTCGCGTGCGTATGTCTAAGGCTGTGGAAAGTGCATCCCTTAGGCAGCCCCAGACGGTCGCGCAGGCGGCTGAAAGCCTTTGAGACGGTCGTGGGACGCATGAAGAAACCGTCAAAGGACACCAGCGGCATACCCGGCGTGAACCCGTCCGCAAAACCGTCCTGAAGCTCGATAAAGCCGAAGATCGTCTCAAGCTCGCGCTCGGTCATGGAGACGTTGCGGCTCTTCCGGCCCTTGGTAACGTCCACGCGCTCGACGCCGCCGCCGTCAAGCTCGACGATCTTGCCGCAGACGTGGAGGTATCCCATGCGCTTCGACACGTCCCTCCTGCGCATCGCGCAGACCTCGCCGACGCGCATGCCCGTGTGCAGCGCGAGCCAGACGGCGAAAGCATACGCAGCTTCCCTCATGGTCTTTTCCGTTAGCTCGTCTGGATGCAGTGCGGTCGTTATCGCTTCGTCCAGATACGGGTAATCCCACTCGTCGAGCGCAACGGCCTCGTGCTTGTCCTCATGCGGCGGCTCGACGTAGAAGAGCGGGTTAGCTTCGCAAAACCCAGCTTTGACCCAATGGTTGTACGCACCACGCAAGAAAAAATGCACGCTGCGAACCGTGTTGCGTGACAGGCCCTGACCGCGCTTGTCCTTCGGCAGCAGCAGGCGCGTCTCGAAGTCGTTGAACCCCATCACCCCGGGATCAAAAATAGACTTGCCCTTTAGATACCTGCCCACATAGCTGCGCGTGAAAAGCCGCCAGCGCTTCACCGTGTAAGGGCTCGCACCCTTGGCGCGGCGCTCGTCGATGTAGGCGTACAGCATTTCTGTAAGAACACTGCTCTTCACCTTGCCGCCGAGCGTCATATCGTCCATCCAGCAGTTCGCCAATTCCTGTGCCTGGGCGCGCGTCGCTGCTTCGGGAAAACTGCGGCGCGGCCTGATCTGCTTGCCCTCCGGAGTCGTTCCCAGATAGGGCTGCGCGTACCAAACGCCTTTGGCATCGCGCTTGACCTCGACGCCCATCACCGGCACCTGCCGGTGCGCTTCAGATAGGCGACGTTCCTGCGCGACCGCTTGAGCGCCTTTGTATACCGGCGCTGCCATTTAGGGTCGCTATACTTCACGCAACGCTTCTCGAACTTGACCCATTCCCTATGCGCACGGTTCATCGCGCGTGAAACCTCATGGATGAAGTTTCCTTTTCCACGCAAAGCGGATGTGAACGCATCGCCAAAGTCCTTAATGATTCGGTTGACGGCATGGCCTGGACTCTCAATCATCTTTCTTGCCCTTCTCGTTGATAACCTCGATGGCGTCAGACACGATGTCAGACCACATGACCATGTCTTCGTAGCTGACCATCACGTTGCTGCGACCACGGCGCTCGCACGTCAGGATGCGCTTGCTCATGTCTTGGGAGACCGTGCAGAGGTTATCCAGGACGTGATACTTCCCGTACCTACTCATCGCCGTCATCCCCCACGATCTTCACTGACACGCCGCTCACGCCGAACGCGCGAATCAGGAAGAGCAGCGAGGTCGTGAACCGCTTGGCCGCTTCCTCGACATCGGCAGTCTTGACGTTGGGCTTTTTATCCTCGAGTTCGAAGTTGAGCTTCACGGTGGTCATTGCCCATCACCCTCAATCGCGCGGATCACGTTGTCGATGCACTCGCGTGCCTTCTTGAGGTCTTCGATGCCGTTCTTGTCACGCCATCGCCAGAGGTACTTGAACGCGCAGCCCTGCATGTAGGAGGCGTATGCTTCGGTGCCAAGCATCGACTCCATTGCCGTCTTGCACTCGATGCCCGTGTGTCCCGCGTAATGCGAAGGCTTGGTCACAGGGTCGAAGCAACAGGGCTTAAGATTTGAAACATCGAAGTTGTCAAGTTCACCGTTCTTGTTGGCTTCTGCGAAGGCATTCTCGAAGTTCTCCGGGTCGGTCAGATCGCCGACTCGCTTGACGTATGCTGTCATTTCCTATCGACCTTCCTCTGTGTCGGCGGATTCAAAATCAGCCGGCCTAAAACTCTTTGTCCACGGCTCGGGTTCGATATAGGAGCCGCACTTCACGCAAAACCTATGCTCGGGATGAAACCTCTCGACCTCGCGACCGCACACGCTGCAACGCATTGTGCAGTGGTCAGTTCTGACATAGCGGCACGTCTTCCGTTCCGCGAGGTCTGCGACCCTTCGCATCGTTCCGCGCCAGGACGAGTCTTCCGCTTTGCAGATTTCAGCCAGGCGCTTCTGAAAGCTCATGCCGGCAAGGCTGTCATTTGCAGTACGCCTGAGCGCGGATACAATCTTCTGACGATCTTCCTCTGCGCTCATTTCGTGCCGCCTTTCCTCATCTTCCAGTAGTAACGAAGGCAATCGAGTAGCGAAGGTTTTACTTTTGCGGCCACTTTTTCGGCCAGCTCGAAATCGATATTCAGGGCATCTGCGTTGATGGTCACCGCGTCAGCGCGAAATCCCATGTCGAAGCCACACTCGGAACAGTAGAAGCGCTCGCAATCATCGGAAGGCTTGCCGACAGGCTTCGCGTTCCCCTGCTCATCGAAGACATAACTGATTGCGAATTCCTCCGGGATGAACTCACACTCTTTGTCCAGCACATACAGCCTGCCGTCACATTCGATCATGTCGGGCTCGCCCTGCGGTTCGAGCAGGCGCAAGACTTTGGTTTGATGATCATTTGCGGCGGCATGCCGCTTATCGACGCTAAACATTTCGTATCACCCTCAAGGACTTCATCGGGGTCATCCACTCGTCGAGCCAGCGACAGAACGCAGCGACAAACGGAATTGAATTGTTAGAATCAGCCCAGCCGCAAAAGCCGATGAAGCCGTCAGCATTGAACGAAATCGCTTCACGCCCTTTGAAGTACGATGCGTCACAGAATAGGTAGGCTTCTCTGATGCCGCCGGTCTCGCCGATGCGGATGATCGGGCGAGTTTTGCGGTAACGGGAAATCGAAAGTTCTGGAACGACTTTCTTGCCTAACGAACGACATGCTGCAAGCTCGATTGAGATATATCCCTCAAGCGCAGTTATGTTGCACGGCAAGATGTCCTCGTAACTAAAGTACTCATTGAATCGCCGGCGTGCGATATTACGGTCAGTGACCATTCTTCTCACCTTAAAGCTCCTATCCAAGTCGGTTAGGCTTAGCTTTTTGAATGGTTCCTTCGTCGATGAGGTCATAGCGCATCCCCTCCTTAACATCCCTCTTGACTGCCCTGCACTTCCAGCAGGCGCTGCGCTCTTTGATGAACCAGTCCCTCGGTCGGTCGATACCGCAGTAAGGGCATCGCTTGACCCTGATCTTGTTGATGTAGCTACCAAACGGCATTTGCATCACCGTCCATTTGTTGAAACCTATTACGATTGTTGAAAACCTGTTGAAAAGCTGTTGAGAACTCAAGTTCCAGAAGCTCGAAAACTCGAAAATCAGGCGCGAAATTAAAGGTCGATAAAGAAAGAAGCAAAGAAAGTAAGACTTCCTTGTTACATAACGCCACAAGCAAGTTGCGGGTTTTTGGCTTTGGGTTTGGGTCTAAAGACCCAAACCCAAAAACCCGCCCTGTATTGTTATGTACTGTATTGTTAGGGTTTAGCCAATCTAAAACCGATGGTTTAGCGACGCTTTCATGCTCCATTGTCCAGTTCACCGCCTTTGACCTGCTATTCCGTTGGCTCTGATTTGTTCTTCTTCGGCCTACCGCCCTTGGCTCCGTTCGCCCTTTGCATGCCGAAATAGAGAGCGTTTTTTTTGCATTCGCGCGCTCTCGATGCGACCTTTTCCGTCACGGTTGAGCAAGCCGATCTCCAGCAGGCAGCTGATGAAATCGCGGCAGTCCTCGACGCTCGACATATCGTCGAAGGCACCCGCCTTGCGCATCCCGATCTGCTCCGCGAGAATCAGCCAGTCCTCGTCGGTCTCGACCGGCAATGAGTGCGTCGTGGTGTTCGCCAGAATCTCGCAGATGCGCCAGAACGCCCCGTATCCGGCGTTGCCGTAGCGGAACAGCAGCCTTTGGCACTTCTGGTCTTGCGCGGAGTTTGAGTCGTGCTGGAACCATGCCATCGGCTCCTGGGCTTTGTCGCGCACGTCCTTGGTAATCATTCCTCTTCACCTCCATCATCGATAGACAGGCCATCGCATGTGCCGCGCTGCCACCAGCCGTCCCACAGGCAGTGTCCGCACTCGCGGCAGTTAGTCCAAACGACAGACCCGCGAAACGTGCATTTGCTCTTGGGCTTTGCGCCGCCCTCGTCGAGCACGCCGCACTCGTAATCGCACCGATACGGCTCCGGCATGGGCGGATCGTCGAACAGGCTCGGCTGGCTAGAGGTCGCGGGCATAGATATCGGCGGCGAACATGATGATTGACAGGTATCCCTCGTCGGCATCGCAGGGCTCACAGCTGCCGTCGATGATGGTCGCGGCGTAGGCCAGGGTCGCGCACATCACGGACGAGACGAGACGACTATCAAACTCGATAACCTCGTCGGTCTCCGTGTTCTCCAGCGTCATCTTCCCTTTGGTCTTGGCGGCATATCGGGTGATGTCCTTGAAATGCTCTGCCGCCTGCTTCTTCTTAGTCATGCCGGCTCTCCTTGGTGTCATAGATGGACTTGCGTGTCTCGATATTCAGATCGGGATGCTTGTCGAGAAGCCAACGGCTCAACAGCGGCGTATCCGTATTATTGATGCCGTAGACGTGCTCTTCCCCGTTGCCGTCCACGAACGGAACGCCGACGAGCTTGTAGGAGCCTTCGTAACGCTGCTTCTCGATGAGGTACTTGGTCGACACGCGCATACCGCGCTTATCGATAGCCAGGGCTGTAAGCTCGATGCTGCGGAGCGTCTTGGGGTTGAGCGCGCACCACTTCTTGAAAAGCTCGGCGCGGTCTTGGAGCCTGAGCGGCATCGGATAGACAGCCATCTTCTCCTGGGCGATGACGCTCTCAAGCGGCTGAGCCATGTTGTCGAGATCCATTAGATATCACGCTCGATGATGCGGAAGATAAGCCAGATGACCGCACCGCAAAGCACGAAGATGAGCCATTCGCAGTGGTATGTCTCGCAGAAGGTAATGAGTCCGCCTGCAATTGCCATGGGGATAATCCCGCACATGAACAAAGCCGCAAAAACGTAGACAAACCAACGGATAACCAACGGTTTTCCTGTTAAAATCTGATCGTCATCACTCGCACAGTTTTGACGCTTGCCCGTGCGCGTTTGCCGACGTGCGCGGGCTTCTTCTTTTTGCTGGCTTGCGTAGCTTCGGTGGCTTTCATATGGAACCGGCGCTGAAATGCGCTCGATGGGCTTCGACGCTCGCGAGCGTCCAGAACCGCCACGCAAACCAACGGTTTCCGTCTTGGTTTCATGCATCTGAAACCCCTCCTTTCTATCTGTAGTCGTAGGTGTTGACGTTGATCGTGGTGTCCTTTATGGCGCTCTTGATGCCGCGTTTAATGCCAAGTTCGATGGCGCTTTCCAGATAAGTCCAGATGCCGGCTATGAGGGCAACTCCTAAAAAGAGGTCTGCAAAAAGGTCTGACATAGTTACTTCTCCTGCCAACCCATAAGCTCGTTGGGGCTGATGTGCGCAACTCGACAGATGGACATGATCTTGTCCGCGCCAGGGATGTAGCCTTCACCGCTCTCGTATTTCACGACGGAATCTTTGGAGATACCGACGCGCTTTGCGAACTCATCCTGCGAGATATCGAGCTTCGCGCGAGCTGCTCGCAAGTTCGCCGCAAACACCTCCTTGTTGAAACCCATTACGTTTCCTCCTTTCTGCATTGAGCCAGTATTTGGCTACTTGCTTGTCAAGTAGCCAACCCGTATATTCCTTGGGTTTACCCTAGGAATATTAGCTAGCTGCTAATTTCCTTAGCAACTGGCTACGCACTATAGCTATGCAAAATAGCGCTGTCAAGCGAAAACTAATAATTTCGTTGTGTATTGGCTAATTTCGTTGTACTATGCACTTACATTAGAAGAGAAGGAGACTAGCAGTGAACATTCGCCTTATGAAGCTCCGGAAAGCCGCTGGTTACTCGAACAGAGACGAGTTTGCCGAAAAGATAGGCGTGAACAAGTACACCTATCGGTCATGGGAATCTGGCGCGGCGATGATGAATGCCGAACAGCTGTGGACATGCGCGAAAGCCCTCGGATGTTCCCCAAACGATATTCTTGGATGGAATGACGAAATGGGCGATTTCGATGCAGATGAAGTCCTTACTGACGATGAACGCGAGATCGTAGACAACTACCGCGACAGCTCACCGCAGTGGCAGAAAAACATAGCGATGACCGCTAAAGCGGCGGCAAGTGAGTCAAAGAAGGATTAAAAAAGAAAAAGCCCTGCGCGACCGTCCAAAGCAGCACAGGGCACCTAACAAAAGGCAAGGTGATAATACCATGACCAAAGGTAGTCGTGCGGCTATCTACGCACGCTTTAGCTCGCACAATCAGCGAGACGAGAGCATTGAGATTCAGGTCGACAAGTCCCGAGAGTTTTGCGTAGAGAGCGGCCTTACCGTCGTGCGCATCTATAGCGACTACGCCAAAACAGGCAGGAACTCAGACCGCACTGAATTTCAGCAGATGCTGAAGGATGCCCAAAAAGGGCTATTTGATTACGTTGTGATTTATAAAGTCACGCGCATCATGCGCAACCGCGATGAAATGGCACTCGCGCGAATCATGCTGCACAAAGCCGGCGTTGAGATCTTATACGCCGGCGAGACGCTCGGCGAAGGGTCAACGCGTGTCCTGCACCTCGGAATGCTCGAGGTGCTTGCGGAATACGAGAGCGCCGTCGACAGCGAGCGCATACGCGAGGGCATCCAGAAGAACGCACAGCGAGGCATGGCAAGCGGTCAGCGCCTGTACGGATGGAACGTCGTAGACGATCACTTTGTCATCAACGAGCGCGAAGCCGCTGTCATGCACAAGATGAAGAACATGCTACTCAGCGGCTCGACGGTTGCCGACATCCAGCGCGCCGTAAAGACCGAGCGCTCCAGGAGGGGAAAGCCCTTCTCGCACGGATCCATCAAGAAGCTGCTCATGCGCGAGCAGAACTGCGGCACGTACAACTACGCCGGTGTGCGCATACCTAACGGGATGCCTGCTATATGGTCACGCAGCGAACAGGAAGAGATTAACAACGTCCTCAACGGCAGAGGCCACAAGCACCGTGTAGAAGACGGTGAGCGCGTGTATGCGCTGAGCGGAAAGATGTTTTGCTGTGAGTGTGGCCGCTGGTATGTCGGAACCTCTGGAACCGGCAAGAGCGGCAAGGTCTATCACTACTACCGCTGTCCGAAATGCCGTAGAACCTTTAGGCGCGACGTTATCGAGGATGCCGTCACGGATACCATCTTGGAATCAATCAAAGACCCAAAGGTGCGCGAGCGCATTATCACGACGCTCGAAATGATGATCGCCGAGACCGCCGAAAACGATGAGCCAAAAGACAGTGAGCGAATCAAGGCAGAGATTAAGCGCATTGATGCGTCGTTTGAGCGCATCTGGCAAGCCATAGAGGACGGCTTTGCCCCTCCCGGCGGTAAGGAGAGAGTAGACGAGCTAAAAGCCCGTCAAGGCGAACTCAAGGACGAGCTTGCAACCGCGCTCGAAGCCGAGAGCGCCGAAACGCTAACGATTGACGATTACATTGACTGGCTCGATACCCTGGATGCAAATTCAGATCCATATGACATCATCGACACGTTTATCAGGTTCATCCAGATTGACGGCGATGAGGTTCAGATATATTTCAGTTTTGACAATTGGGACGATGACTTTATGCCTACAAAAAAAGACGAACCCCAGATAAACAAGGGTTCGTCTAATTCAACTCGGGTGGAGACGAGGGGGATCGAACCCCTGACCTCTTGACTGCCAGTCAAGCGCTCTCCCAGCTGAGCTACGCCCCCGTGCGAAGAAGTACTATACGGGAACTCGGTCGGCGATGCAAGGACATTTTTGGAAAACTTTCGTGGGCGCCGCTCTGGACGGCTTGCCTGGGCCCGGTCGCGACCCTCCCCGTCCCGCCTGCGTCAAAACTATGCCGGTTTACTACGATGAATCCGGGTTGTGCGACCACACTCGACTTTTTGTGAAAGTGTCAAGCGTTCTACCTGCAGTTTTTTAAACAGCAAATTTGGCGTGCTCGGTGGTCAACGATTCATCGTAGTAAACCGGCATAGTTTTGAAGTGACAGAACAGACAGATGCCCTCGCGAGGCCAAATTGACGCGTACGGATATGCTACATGCCGATTTCGAGCCAGTTGGAAAGCACGTTTGCACGTAGTCTGGTTTCCGCACATTGCATCGCCTTAGTTTTTGGCTTGTAGTTCAGCTCCAAGCGATCGCACACACTTCGAATAATAGTGTCGAGCTGATTGTGATCGTTGAGCATATCGTGGGTTATTAGAAATACGTCGTATCCCATGCTTTGCAAGGCCGTCATTCGAGTGGCATCGTGGTCGAGCACCGCGCCCGAACCATGAACCACCTCTCCTTGAATTTCGATGATAACGGCCTTTATCGTTATTGGGTTTACTATCACGATGTCGCCATAGCACACTTTCTGACCTGCTATCTGTCGGGCCGAAACTGATAGCGGCGTTAGATCATTGACGTAAATGTTATTGAATCCTGCTCCACCCTGTCGCCTTGGTTGACTGAGCAACATGATCCCGGCCACCTCAAGTGGAGACGCAGCGACACCAATTACTTGCTGGGCGGCCTCGTAGAATTGCCTCCCCCACATTTCACTCTTTACCCTAGCTGCGAATCTCTGCAATTCTTCAATCTCAATGAGGGGTTTTCTCATCCAGAGCGATGTTCCCTTCCCTCTCTCTTTATTGTTTTCTTCCTCCCCCTGGTGGCCCATTTCGTCGCTCTTTGGCTGTGCGGTTGCATAGACGCGCTTCCAGGGTGGCTCATCCTGGGTCTCATCAAGCTCAAATAACTTTTCGGTGCTAGGGCACGCTTCATCCGAACTTGCCAGTTTAAGGGCAAGTTCGGATGAAGCAGATGGTTTGAAAATGGAGAACCAGCCACAGAATTCGTACATTGCGAGCACCAAGTCTCTATGAGAAATGCTGCGCGTCATGGTAAACAGCGTATTGAGCGGATCCGTGACACTGAAGCCCATACCAGTATCGATAGATATATTTCCTGCATAAGCCTCATTCCATCGAATGGTGTGTCGCAGATCGGAATGTAAGTTACTTCGTGTTGATGCGGCAGTGATAACCGGCGTCTTGAGAACGTCAACTACGAAGGGCGATTGAGATAGGGCTCGCCAGCCGTCTTCTGGGCTTGGCAGTCTTGGGTAGAGGTCGCGCACCTGGGGCGGGCAGCGCCAGTAGCGGAATGCGGTGTTTGCGCAAATGATCTCGTCCATATGGGCCTCCCCTGGCTTTGGCTGCGTGCCGTTATGTTTGCAGGTAGACCGATTATCAATGGCGGCATCATGCGGGTAAGTACCGGAAGCTGACCAAATGCTGACCAATAGCTTGACGCATTTCGCCTAAAGATCGCCGTGCGGCACAAATCTGCCGGCAGACGTTCTGGGGCCGTGGTCCCTATCTCCACATTTGTGCGTGAATCCCATGGCAAATTCAATGAAAGAGCGCATGAGCTTTATGCAAAACGCGCGATGGCGTCAGCACGGGAGAGATCAGCTAGAAACGCGTTTAAAATTTTCGATTCGATTTTGGTGTCGATTTTGGTGTCACCCTTGGTGCAAAAAAGGCCAGAGGCTTAACACCTCTGGCCTGTGCTTTAGATGGTGGGCGATACAAGATTCGAACTTGTGACCCCATCCGTGTGAAGGATATGCTCTACCCCTGAGCCAATCGCCCGTCGCCTTTCGGCAAAAGAGATACTAACATAGCCGCGCGCGGTTTACCAAGAACTTTTTGCCCTCGATTTTAAAATCGTGCGCGTCAGCCGCGCCATGGCAAACGTCATAACCAGCAAACCCGCAGCTAAACCACCATTTATCGCTTGATCCACGATGTTTCTGGACGGCAGATAAGTCGCGCGTTGTTGTACGCCATGTCGAGCGTGAGGCAGGTGCGTGCGGCGTAGAAACCGTCCTCGCGCTGGATGGTCAGCGCCAGCTCGGGCTTGTCGCCGGTCAGGCACAGCGGCAAGAGCAGCTGGATCCGGCCGCCGTAGAACTGCGGCACGGCGAGCGTGTAGTTGGCGGCGGCGCGGC